AAAGTATTATATTTGCATAACAATATCGGTCAGGATATTTAACAAAAAACATATTTATTCCTGACTATGCCAATACTGACCTATTGGATTTTAGTCAGGATATTTTTTTAAAACAAAATAAAATGGAAACATTATTAAAAGTCATTGAAGAAAAAATGTTATTAATTGAGCAATTACAAGCTAAATTAATAGAAACACAAACAGAACTTGAAACCCAAAAAGATTATAAACTTACTTGGTTTAAAAAATTTACTGAATTAGAATCAACTTTAAAAAACAATTAAGATGCCACAGTCAACATTTTTAGAATTTTGCAAAGCAATAAGAGGTTATGACTTCTTTTCAAAAAGAACAGGTTACCAGGTTTATAAATATCAAATGTATTGGAAAAATTTAAGTCCGAGAGATTGCTTTGATATTTATGATAGTAAAATAATTATAAATGAAATTAGCTATGAGTAAAGATTTATTTATGATGTTACGTGAACAGGAAGTTCAGACATCAAACTTTGTTCCAACAAAAAAAGAGATCCAATTTAGCAGTAAAAAGTTTATTACTGAAATATTAGAAGCTGGAGAAGTTGATAAATTTGAGTTACTTGCACAAGCTAAAAGAATAGGTGAAGCATTGGATGTTATTAATGCAGAACTGCTAAAAGTAATACCACAAGAAAACTTTGAAGCTTTTGGTTTAAAAGGTACATTCCGTAGTGGAGGTGATACTATCAACTATTCAGACGATGCGATTTACGCAACGATAAAAAAAGATTTAGACGATAGGGCAGAATTATTGAAACTTGCTCTTAAACAAGACATAATTGATGCGTATGGTAACGATGTACCTAAAGTTTCAACAACACCAAGAAAATCAAGTTTGGCTATATCATTTTAAATTACTAAATTATGAAAATTAATACACCATTAGAAATAAACGAAATAGATTTTAGAGTACAATCTATTAATAAAGGCGGTTTTGCTACTATATTAGCTTATAAAGATGCAAGAGTAGATATGAATAGACTTGATGAAGTTTATGGAGTTGGATTTTGGCAAAAAAAATATGATGTTATAAATGATAATTTATTTTGTAGCGTTGGTATTTGGAATAGTGAATTAAGTCAGTGGATTTGGGTTCAAGATGTAGGAACAGAAAGCAACACTGAAAAAGAAAAAGGTCAAGCATCTGATGCGTTTAAAAGAGCTTGTTTTAATTTAGGTATAGGTCGTGAATTATATGATTATCCAATTATACAAATAAAATTAAATGATGATGAATTTGATAAAACTACAAATAAACCAACTTGGAATTTTAAATTAAAAGAATGGATTTGGTTTAGTCAATTTAATGAAAATGGTAAACTAAATTATTTAGCTTGTAAAGACCAAAATGGAAAAGCAAGATTTAGTTTTGGAACTTATGTAAAATAATAATTAAATAAATAAATAAAAATGAGTGAAGTATTAGGAAAAATTATCGTAATCGGTAAAGAAGAAATTGTTGGAACTGCTGGAACTTTTAAAAAAAGACAATTAGTTATAGAAACTGATGAGCAATATCCTCAAAAAGTAGGTATTGATTTTGTTCAAGACAAATGCAGTATTTTAGATAAATACTCAATTGGAGATAGTGTAAAGGTTGGAATTAACATTCGTGGTAATGAATATAATTCAAAGTATTATGTTTCTTTAAATGGTTGGAGGATTGAAAAATTAGACAATACAAATAAAATTAATGTTGAATCTATACCGGCACAACCTTTTGAAGTAGTTACAGAAATTAATCAAGTTGATGCTTCAGATTTACCTTTTTAATTAATATAATCCGCACTTAATTAAATTTAGGTGCGGTTTTATTTTTTTATATTAAATATTTTATTATATTTGCAAACGTAGAGTCGAAGCTACTAATAAAAAATATTACCAATGCCTTATTACTTGCGACTTCGACCGCTTGTAGTAGGGCATTAACTTTTAAATAATATGGCAGAAAACAAAAAATCATTTGTACTTTATACCGATACATTTGGTTTAATTAAACAACTTCCTGATGATGTTGCAGGTAGATTATTAAAGCATATTTATTCATATGTAAATGATGAAAATCCTATTACTGATGAATTACTATTAAATATTGCTTTTGAACCAATTAAAGCACAATTAAAACGTGATTTAGTTAAATGGGAAACTCAATTAAAACAAAGAAGTGAAGCAGGAAAAAAATCTGCAGAACAACGAGCTTTAACGAAATCCAACGAGCGTTCAATTTCGTTCAACGAAATCCAACGAAATCCAACTGATAATGTAAGTGTAAGTGTAAATGATAATGTAATAACTACAGAAATAATTAACTTTGATGATGCTGTTAATATTTGTTTATTTTCAGAACAATGGAAAGAAGATATTGAAAGGTTATATAAAATAGATAGAAATAAAATACATTTTGCATTACAAGAGTTTAAATTGCATTGTGGAACTACTGGAGATAATAAACCAAGAAGTTTAAATCAATTTAAAAAGCATTTTACAAATTGGGTACGAGTAAAAAAACAATATCAAATAAAAACTGAAATAAAAGATAAATTATGACACATAAAGAAGCAATTAAAAGAATTGGTTATACAATAAGCAAACAAAATAAACCTAATTCTACTGATGCAGATGCTTATAATAAAATAATAGAATTAATTAATTTAAACAATCAAAAAGAAATTAAAGAAAATGAGTTACTTGCTAAAATTTACTGCTTTGTTTTAAAAGATTTTCTATTTTATTACAAGAATGTAAACTTTGCAGCAAAGCAAATAAACAAAGACATACTTTCAAAACCTTTAGAATACCATTTAGAGTGCTTAAAAATTAATTTAGATACAAATGAACGCACAAGTTTTTTAGAGTCAGAAAATTGTCTTAATATTGATGCGTTTAAAGAATCAAATGAAACTTGGGAAATTGAAAATGTAAAAGCAAACTTTGAATTTAATTTTAACTTGGCATTAAATACTTATAAAAATGGAAAATAAATACATATTATCAGAACAAATAAGTTTATATGGTGAACCTGATTGTATTGGATTTGGTAATGATGAATTTTACATAAAAGAAATACCAAAAAAAATAAGTAATGATATTATAATTAAAAATCATTATTCAAAAAAAGTAGCTGGATTTGCTACTACATATATTTATTTGGGTGTTTTTGAAAATAATGTTTTATTAGGAAGTTTACAGTATGGATTTATGATGAATCCAGCCGCTGCTAAAAATATAGTTGATGGAACTGGAATTTACGAACATTTAGAATTAAATAGAATGTGGTTAAGTGATGAAATAGAAATTAAATATCCTGAAAGTAGGGCAATATCTTTTTCAATAAAATACATTAAAAGGAAGTTTCCAAAAATAAAATGGATTCAATCTTTTGCTGATGAAAGGTGTGGGGGTTTTGGAATAGTTTATCAAGCGTGTAGTTTTGATTTTTATGGTGAACACATATCAGATTTTTATAGTTTAGATGGTGAATATGTACATAAAATAGCTTTAACACATCACGCAGACAAAAGACCATTATACCAAAAAATAAGAGCAAGAAAAGATGAATTACAAAAAGAAAGTTTAAGACAATTTAGATACATTAAATTTTTAAATCAAAAATGGAAAAAAAAATGTTTATTAAAAGAAATGCCTTATCCTAAACACTATAAACTATAAATTATGTTTGATAAAATTATAATACCTGATACACCTGAATTAATTTTAAACGAAGTTGATTTTAGTAAAATGTTTAAGGAAGCATTAATAGATGCTTCTGAAGAAATCAAACCACAACCGATAGCTTTATCAATAGGAACTACAGAATACAAAGGAACTAATTATCCTACACCATTTGGCAGTTATGGTGATTTTAGTTGTATTGTAGGAGCATCTAAATCAAAAAAAACATTTTTTAAATCAATGATTGAAGCAAGTTATTTAGGTGGAAATTCAAATAGCTATACACCAAGTATTAAAGGACACGATACTAAAGATAAATTTGTAATTTCATTTGATACAGAGCAATCTTCTTTTCACACACAAAGAGTGCAACGCAGAGTATTAGAAATGTACGGAAGTAAATCGGATCAATACAAAACATTTTCACTTCGACAATATTCACCTAAAGAAAGATTTGATTTTATTGATTGGGTAGTTTTTGAAAGTGAATTTAAAAATAATATCGGTTTAATGTCGATTGATGGTTATGTAGATTTAGTTACTGATTTTAATAGTTTGGAACAAGCTACAGGATTAACTGAAAAACTACTACAATGGACTGCAAAAGGAATGATGCACTGCACTGGAATATTACACAAGAATTTCGGAACTGCTAAACCTGTTGGTCACGTTGGAAGTTCGGTATTAAAGAAAGCAGAAACAGTTGTATTTATTTCAACAGATAACGACATTACACTTGCTAAATGCGAATATAGTCGTAATATTGCATTTAATGATATTACTTTTAAAATTGGTAATGATTGGTTACCAAGAGAAGATTTGCCACAAGTTCAATCAGATAATTGGTTATGAAAATTCAAATTAAATCTTTAGTTCAAAATGGATTATTAAAGCGTAATAGAACTTTAATTATTGATACAATAAATTCATTTGAGGGTAAAGAAATTTTAATTACATTTGAAAAGCCAAAAAATAAACGAAGCAATCAACAAAATAATTATCTTTGGGCGGTACTTTATCCAATTACGCAACAAGCAATTAAGAATGAATGGGGCGAAGTTTGGAACATTGAAAAAGTACACGAATTTTATAAAATACAATTTAACGTAATTGAAAAGGTAAATGAAGATACAGGTCAAATAATTAAATTACCAAAATCAACTACAGAAAATACAACAACGCAACAAGAAGAATATCATTTACAAATTAGAGAATTTTTACAGGAATGGTTTAATATAAATGCTCCATTACCAAATGAAAACTTAACTTTAGAATTATGATGCAAAAAGAAAAACCTTGTAAGGGAATAAATAAAGCACAAATGGTTAAAGGTTGTGGTAAAATAACTTTATATCGTACATTTGGTTTATGTGCTTCCTGCTTATCTGATTTTCTATTTAACTCTGATGCTGGAAAAGTTATATTTAATAAAATTAACTTAAAAGTTAAGTCAGATAAAGACAAAGCATTTAAAAGCGATTTAAGGGAAAAACTTAAAACAATAGGTGAATATAAAGCAGAAGCGAGAAAATCGTTTCAAAAGTGGATTAGATTGCGTGATAGCGATAAAAATTGCATAAGTTGTAATAGTTCAACAGCAGATGTTTTCGATGGTGGACATTTTTACAAAGCAGAAGTTTACTCTGGATTAATATTTAATGAAAATAATTGCCATAAACAATGCAGAAAATGTAATAGGTTTATGAATGGTAATGAATTGAACTTTAGAAAAGGTTTGATTGCAAGATATGGAATTGATTACGTTACTAATTTAGATAACATTTGCGATATAAACCGAGTAAAAAAATATACTAAAGATGAATTAATAGCTAAAAAACTTCAATACGATATTAAGATAAAAGAAAATGGCAAAAAGTAATACATTTGCATTAGCATCTGATACAAAATTAAAATTAGTTGCAACACATAAAAAAACTTTTACTACATTTGAAAAGTTAATTACTTATGGTGAGTGGATTAACTTTAAAAAAAATAAAGATTATTATTATTTAACATATCAATTATGAAATATTTATTAATGTTAGCAGCTTATGAATTTTTAAGAAGTAAATTTATATGGTTATGGTATTTTTTAATTAAAAAAGGTAGTTAATATGGCTGATATATCAATGTGTACAAATGTACAATGCAAATCAAAAGATTATTGTTATAGATTTACAGCAACACCAAGTCAATTTATGCAAGCATACGCAGATTTCACTTGTGAGGATGACGAAATAAATTGCTCCTACTTTTGGGCAAATGGCAAAGATTCTATTAAATGTAAATTAAGAGGAGTAAAACGTGATGGCGAAATATGCAATTTAGATTACTGTACTTATCCAAAATGCGTACAGGATAGTTATTGCCCTAAATGTCATCAAATAAATGGAGTTCATAAAATGGGATGCGAAACAAGAAAAATAACTATAATTGAAACAAAACAATAATTTAAACGTTATATAACTATGAGTTTAGGAAAAGAATATAGTCCGATATTAGTTGAAATAGAAAATGGATTGATTGATACAGTTGCATTAAAGCCAAATTATACAACAGATGGATTCAGAGCAGCTATTTATATTTTTCAATCTGCTATCTTTGATAAAATGATTGACTTGCAAGAGAAACAAAATATGTCTGAAAAAGATTGTGAATTAATGGCTAAAAATTTAGGTGAAGAATTAAGAAACTTTATCGGAAGATTTACTGCAATAGACACACATAAATTATTTACAAATGAAAGTGCAGAGATATAGTGCAATAGTAAGAATAAAAAGAGTAATGAAATTCTATTACAATCGTGGAATAAATTCTGAACGAATAAATAGTTTATATCGCAAAATATTAAATGGATAGTGTAGAAAGTATGATTGCTATTGTACAGCTTTATATTCACCAATTAAAAAATGTTGAAGTTAATATAAAAGTAACTAACTTTGTAGAAATTAGAAAACTAAAAGA